TTTATTGCACATCCTTCTGGATAAAGCAACTTATTCTCTATTACAAACTTACTTGGTTGTATTTTATATTTTTGATAATGTGATCCTCCGATTTGTTTGTCGTATGGTTTCATATTAATCCTTTCGTTAAATAAACTGTAATTAAACATATAACAGTAATTAAAATTATATCTTCAAACTTATTGTATTCGTTCATTTAAAATAACCTTTTTTTCCGTAATAGTCATATTTATGAAATAAATTATTTTTATTTAAAAGATGAAAACCAACCTTTTTAAAATTTTTAAGCATAGTATTTTTATTTTTTACTGAAAACCACTCTGATGCAGATGTGTTGTATTTTTCATTGTAGGTAGAAAAGTTTCTAAAAAAATTGTGTAAAGTTTTTTCAAGATTAAATCCATTAGATGGAATATATGTAAAAGAAGCAATGTAGTTTAATCCAAAAGGGTTGTCTGTTCTTCCTGTTGATCTAGATGCAAGACAATTTTCAGTTTTTCCTATTTTATAATGATTAGTTTTGTAAGGACGTGTTTCTTCCGAAAGATATACTGTTATAGGACTGTTGCTTAATCCTACCATAGTAAAAACTTCTTTACATTTATTTATTGTTGTTACAACTCTTTTATAGTTTCCTTTTTTAGAATCTTCATCTAATTTTTTTTTTGTGTCTTCTAATAAATGAGAGAAATCTATTAAAATTTTATTAACCAATATTTTATGATCTTTATAATTTTCTGCACGAAGCTCACTAATATACTTAACAACTAAAGGGTACTTTTTTGGGTTCTGTAATTCATGAGCTCTTATTCTACATGCCTTACCATATCCAGCTTCTTTAGCACATTCTGTGCCATTCATTCTGCCTTCATTGGACACAATTAAATGAGCAAATTTAATTTGTCTTTCTGTTAATCTTTTTGGTACTCCCATTATACTATCGGTTCTCCTATTGTGTAATAATAATCTGAGTTGGGTTGCATTACATGTAAATTTTCTTTTGCTCTTGTTGCACCTACAAAAAATAATCTATGTTCAGAATCTGGATTTTCATATGCACTACGATAAATAAATTCATCTTGTCCCTCTGTACCAAAATCTGTAAACAAACAAACATTTTCACATTCTTTACCTTTTGATCCATGTAATGTAAGAAGTTCTATGCTAGGTTTTTTCATTAAGTCATCTCCTCTTTCTAATAAAGTTTGCATATAATCTTTATATTGATCTAAAATATGTAATTGTTTCCAGTCCCCCTCTATTAATAATCCATGATGGCTTTTTAATTTATCTAAATCCACACTTTTTTCATTTTGTAAACTTTTACCATCAGAAAAACCTCTTGCTACATGACCTTTTTTTACAACTAATGATTTATATAAAGTTTGTGCTTCTTCACTTGACACAAAAGCTCCTTGATTCAATCTAATCCAAATTTGATATGTTTCAAGAATGTCATTTGGTAATCGGGTATTTGTTTTTGCCTTAAACCTTATTCCTAAAGAATAAAAATGTTCTGATATATTTATTAATAATTTATTTGTCCGAGCTAATATCATCCAATTGCCTTCAGAAAAATCTATTTCATCTAAAGTTTGGTTAGGATATACTTTACCTTCTGCATCTCTTGGTATCCATTTTTTATCTATTCTAGTTGTAAGTTGATTTAATATTTTAATTGCTTCTCGATGCACGCTTTTAGGTACACGACGAGATACTTCTTGATCATCTCGTTCACCTTCTTGTTCCATAAAACAATCAGGATCAGCTCCTTGAAACCCATAAATAGTTTGGTCATCATCACCAGCCATATATGCTCGTTTACATTTTGATTTTATATAATCAAAACATTTCCATTGATGAGGACTTAAGTCTTGGGCTTCATCGAGAAAGACGACATCGAGTGGAGGACATCGATCTTCCTCGACAAACTTGTTAATCATATCATAGAATTCAACCATATTGGTTCCCTCTTTGAATGATTTTAAATCTGTTTGTAATTGTATTGTAGAATCTACATCTATGTCGTGATGTTTTTGTAGTTCAACAGCAGCATCTTCTATAGAAATTAATTTAGATCTTGAGTATTGTATTATTTGTAAATGTGTATTTTGATATCTAGGATTACCCGCAGCATCTATTGTTGTTTCAAAAGATATATTAAACCATTCTGGATATTCTTGTTTAAAACGATTCCATTTTTTACCTTTAAGCAATTGGGTGTTTGTGTCTATACCACATTCAGCCGTACCCATTGCATGCATAGTAGATATATATTTTAATTTACTATCAGGAAATAATTTTTCAATTCTTTCGCTTGCTTCTTCTGCTGCAGCTCTACTAAATGTAATATATGCAATTTTTTCAGGTAAAGTATTATACTCATTTAATTCTTTTTTTAAATAGTGATTTACTAATCTGTATGTTTTACCGGTACCAGGTGGTCCCATTATTTTTTTTACTATAGCCATGGTGATTTTTCTACTTTCGTTGTTCTAGGGTTAGGCCTATCTAATTTAATTGTAGGCATTCTTAATAATCTAACATCTTTATTATTAATTTTTGGTTTTGCTTCTTCAGCTTCAAACAAAGATTCAAGTAATCTCATTGTTTTTTGTTTAGGATAAGTTTTTTCTGCCCACGATTTAGTTTTTAATAAAAATCTCCAAAAATCTTTAAATTTAAAATATGTAAAACCATCAGTATCTGTAAAAGCAATACCTCTCATTACATCTTTTAATTCTTTACCTGGTGTTTTATTAATATAATCTGCTAATATTTCTTTTAACTGTACATCTAATTTAGATGAATCTGGTGCAGGAATTGTTTTTAAATCTACAAAAAGTTTTATTAATAACCTACGCCACATATGTTTTGGCACTGGCATCATTGGTTTACCTATTTGATTCATACACGCTAAAGAAAATCTTTCTGGATCATGTAATGTTACATCATCTACCTCTACACTTTCACCATCTATGGCTGCAAAATATATAGGTGGGTCCGAATCATACTTTCTAATTTCTGTAATTTCTGGCGATGGTGCATTATCCCCTACACCAAATTCTTTTAATGCACATTTTTTAGCATCACAAAAACTATGTATTGGTTCATCTTTACATTTGTAATTATAATCTTTACTATCTAAAGAACCTATTAATGTATTAATTTCATTTGCATCTAAGGGTGGATCCATAAATTGTTTATTATAAGTAAACATATGGCTTTGCCATTCTTCTTTATCTGGGTATCTTTTTTTAAGATAAACTCCAACATTGTACATACAATTATTTCTTTGACCATCTGGTACACCATCACTTAACAATGTAACTAGACAAGGAGGCATACCTTTAAAATCATCTTTCTTTTCTTTTTCTGATTCTATTTTTAATTCATTTAATTTAGATTCAGTTAATGCAGTATTTTCATGTACTTCAAAAAATTCTTCTAAAGTTAATACATTGCCTTCAATGCCATAAGCATATCTAACAGTTCTTTCATTTGCATGATAAGGTAAATTTAAAAAACTACCTGTGTCTCCTCTGTCAACTCTAATATAATCTTGTTTAGGAAATATTTCCGCACCTGCAAAACCCATAGCTGAAGCTATAAGTTTTAATTTAACTCTCATTACAGTCGCTGGCACAAATTTTTTAGTAAATAAAAATGCGTGTGCACCACCTGATTTAGATCTACACACAATTATAGGTATATTTTTTTCTTTTAATTTTTTAATAAATTTTTTATGATCAAATGGATAAGTATCAATGTCTATGCAACCCCATTTACATTTATTTTCTTTATTAATTGCAACAATACCAAGTCCTGGATCACTACCTTTTAAATGTTCCTCCCATAATTTTTTAGTTACAGGATTTGATATAGTAAATGATTTAGTTTTATGCTTACCTTTTTCACTAAACTGATCTGTTTTTACAGTTTGGCCGTAAGCACTATCTAAACCTTCAAATATATTTATAAATTTTTCTAATTCTGTCATATCCACTCTGTTGTAATGGGCGGGTTCAGTCTCCGTCTGCCGCCCATATTCCCACTACTTGCTAGCTAAGCTAGTGTAGAATTTCTTAGCACGTTCGTACATAGATGCATCCGTTACCGGACCATCTTTAACGATATTGTAACCATACCATTGATTACCTTTGCCAGAATTTAAGACAGTTGTTAGTTTATAAGCATGGCTAAATGATGGCGGTGTGTAAGGACCGTTTTTTCCATCAAGTGAAATGGACATCATCATAGAGTTCCATTTCCTGCTTATCTTACCTTGCGATGAGCTCATAGAAATTAAAGCCTGCTCTGCAGACCCATCGTTTCCAATCATCAACACGTAGTGCTGACCAACGGTTAAGATATAATGACCATTTTCTAGTCTATCTTTACCGCCCCCATCTTGGGTTGTTTGTGCTAAAATATCAGAACCATCAGCAAAAATGTTTTCTGGTCTACCTGAACCAGTTCCAAAATCTGCCCATTCTTGAT